ACACAGAAACTAAAAGTGGATAACCCCTATTGATTTTTCTTTTTTTTTATGGTATAATGGAATTACAAGGTAGAAAGTTCTGCCAGTTATTTTTTAAACAATAAACAAAATGAAAAATGAAATTGATAAGTACTTTAGGGGTTCGTCGTATGATTATTTTATATTTTTAAGAACGTACAGCCGTTGGAACGATGAACTTGGCAGGAGAGAATCTTGGGAAGAATCAGTTGATAGGTACATAAATTTCATGAAAGAAAATCTTGGTAGTAAATTAACGGATGTTGAGTATAACGACATTCGGGAAAACATTTTGTATCAAAAGGTAATGCCGTCAATGAGATTACTCTGGGCGGCTGGAGATGCGGCTAGAAGAACAAGTTCTACAACTTACAATTGCAGTTTCATAGCCCCAACTAAATTAGATGATTTTGGAGAAGTGCTTTATTTATTAACATGCGGATGTGGAGTAGGTTTTAGTGTTGAAAGACACGTTGTCAACCAATTGCCCATAGTCATAAAACAGACTGGTAACAAGACTAAAACACACGTTGTTGATGATTCAAGAGAAGGTTGGGCAGACGCACTTAAACTAGGAATAAAAACATGGTACGACGGAAACGATATTGATTTTAACTTTAGTAAAATTAGAGAAAAAGGAGCACGATTAAAAACAATGGGTGGTAGAGCCAGTGGCCCATTGCCGTTAGTCGGATTATTACAGTTTACCAGAGAAAAAATATTATCAAGACAAGGCGATAGACTACGACCGATAGACGTTCATGATATCATTTGCAAGATTGGGGATATTGTTGTCATGGGTGGAGTCAGAAGGTCAAGTGAAATTAGTTTATCAGACATCGACGATGCCGACATGAGGAATGCCAAGGCTGGTTCGTTTTACGTATCAGAACCTCAAAGAACCATGGCTAATAATTCGGTAGCATACAAGACCAAACCAACCCAACAGGAATTTATGGAAGAATGGTTATCGTTAATGAAATCAGGATCTGGAGAAAGAGGAATATTTAATCGTTCAGGTATGCAAGAACAAATGCCCATAAGACGTTGGGAAAAGACAGGAGATAATTACTATACCCTAGGGACTAATCCTTGTTTTGATGGGGAAACTATTATAGAAACAATCCATGGCCCAAAGAAGATAAAAGACATAACAGAGCCGACTATGGTTTATTCTATGGGAGACAACGGGGAATTAGTTATCAGAGATGCGTCTGCCGCCTGGAAAACAAGAGAGAACGCCGAGACCTTGACAATAACATTCACCAGTGGTAAAGAATTGACTGTTACCCCAGAGCACCAAATATATGTTCCTGACAAAGGATGGGTTATGGCAAAAGACCTTATTAAATACGATAAGGTTGTTCATCTACAAAGGCAGAGAAGGGGCGCTGCCTATATCGGGATTAAATTAACATCTGAAGATAAGAATTCATTTAGGATGGAACACAGATTCGTGTATGAAGGAGCTAATGATATAAAATTAGAGAATGGATGGGATATAAACCACATAGATAGAAATACTCACAACAATGATATAGATAATTTGCAGGCAATGCCGCATAGTGAGCACGCCACCCTTACTCGCACCCAGGTCCCCAATGACCATCAGGTCCAAGGAGATGACGGTAGGTTTATATCTGCTCCGTGGAGTAATCATGGAGCCAAAGAAATAAAACCATTACCAGAATATCTTAAAAGCAACCTCCATCAATATGCTCGCGTATTGAGTGTTGAGCCTGGGCCGATAATAGATGTCTACGATATATCTGTATCTGGGACTAACAATGTCATAGCAAACTTTGTTGTAGCGCATAATTGTGGCGAAATAACGCTCCGTTCCAAGCAGTTTTGTAATTTAACAGAGGTTGTTGCTCGTGCAGAAGATACCTTTGACACATTGAAAGATAAAATAAGAATTGCTACCATCATGGGGACTTATCAATCATCACTGACAAAGTTACCATATCTTTCTAAAGAATGGAAAAAGAATTGTGATGAAGAAAGACTACTCGGAGTTTCAATTACCGGGCAGTACGATTGTGAAGAAGTTAGGAAACCAAGGACATTAAAACGGTTAAGAGATTATTCAATTGAAATCAACCGTCAATATGCTAAGAAATTTAAGATCAGTCCATCGTTATCAATAACCACATGCAAACCATCTGGCACAGTTAGCCAGCTAGTAAATAGTTCATCTGGTGCTCATCCAAGATACTCAAAAGGATATATCAGGAGAGTTAGAATATCATCTACCGATCCATTGTATAGATTATTAAGAGACCAAGGCGTTCCTTGTCATCCCGAAGTTGGATACACAGAAAAAGATGCTATGACTTTTGTCTTTGACTTTCCGGTAAGAGCACCAAAGGGTTGTATAACCAGACATGATGTAACAGCACTAGACCAACTTAATCACTGGAAAATATTAAAAGATAATTACACCGAACATAATCCTAGCATCACGGTTTATGTTGGCACTAACGAATGGTTAGAAGTAGCAAACTGGGTTTATAACAACTGGGAGATTGTGGGCGGATTAAGTTTTCTGCCGAAAGAAGATGATGATCATGTTTATGAGTTAGCGCCATATCAGGAAATAACCAAGGATGAATATGAAAAACTGATGAAAGTATTTCCTAAGGTAGACTTTTCAAGATTGTCTGAATATGAAAAGGATGACCAAACTGAAGGTGCCAAAGAATTAGCTTGTAAAAGTGGGGCATGCGAAATAGTTTAAGATCCTTTTGGTTATTTGTTAAATCGAAATGTTTTGCACGTCCAAAAAAGTTATCAACAGTCTGGCTATTGTAATTTCTTATAAAATCTGATATAATATATATGAGAGGGGAACAAGTCGTCTGTGGTTGGTATACCCAACTTACGGATGTGGTGCAATACCACCCCCTCTCAATTTCAAAATAATATGAAAAAAATAATAACATTGTCAGCGTTAGTTGTCGGTCTGTGGGCTTTAATGGCCTACGCAAGTGTAGATAAAATATTGTGGTGCCACTATGAACCAAATGGCAACTCACAAACACTAGACTTACCACCTAGTGCATTAGAAAGTGCTGGCCATATGGATGCCAGTGGAAAACCATTACATGCTGGAGACCATGCTGGTGCATGCGTTGAAGTAACGCCTACCCCGACATCGACTCCGACACCAACCCCAAGTGCAACCCCCACACCAACACCTACCCCTACTCCAACATCTACTCCGACTCCAACTCCTACGCCTACGCCAACACCTACGCCAACTCCAACACCAACACCCACTCCTGAAGTTAGCCCGACTCCTACACCTACACAAACTCCAGAAGTAACCCCTACTCCAACCCCAGTGCCAACATCTCCTCCGTCGTATCGCGGTGGAGGTGGAGGTGGGGGGTATCCAGCATGGACTGACCCATTATACTCAACTCCAACTCCAGTTGTTATTGCAACACCAACCCCTCAAACAGCTGGTGGTGTGACAATATTACCAGAGACTGGATTCTCAGCGACTGATAAAAGTCTAATGGCATTTTTCTCATCAATGATTGTTATCGGATTATCACTGATAACACTCGGAATTAAACCAATTAAAGAAACTAACTAAGTATGAAAAATTATAATGTGCAGCTCAATCAAAACGATTCAAGATCTAAAATTAAGATTGGAATTAATTTAGCCACCGATTTGGTCGCTCCAACATTGGGCGCTAAGAGTCGACGTATCTTAATCGACAAAGAATATGGAGACATAGACGCGTCTGATGACGGAACGACCATCTTGAATGTTATCAATCCGGAGGATACACAGACTGGACTTGGTGTGAAAGTCGTACGCGAAGCGTCTGCAAAGACCAACACCGATGAAGGCGACGGAACAACAAGCACCGCTGTTATTCTCCGAGAATTGGTAAACAAATTAATTAAAGATAGTTCTGATGATGAATTATTATTCAAGAAAGATTCAGGAAGTAATTTAAAAGTTAGAAAAGAAATCCGTGCAGGTATACAGAAGGTAATGGACTATATAGACCAAAACAAGATTGAAATAACTTCCCGAGAACAAGTTGAACAAATTGGTAGGGTGTCTTCTAACAGCGATGAAATAGGAGTTATGCTAGCTGATATGTTTGATAAGATTGGGAAGAATGGAAACGTATCAACGGTTGAAGGTAATAGTATAAACACTACTTATGAAATAATATCTGGTATGTCGTTTAACCAAGGTTGGATAGCGCCCCAGTTTGTAACTGATCCTGAGAGAGAAGAAGCTGTACTTGAACCCAAGACCAGTGATTACGTTAATGTGCTGGTAACTTCAAAGAAAATTGCTGATATAAAAGATATAGAAAAAATATCTGAACTATTCAATGCGGGAAATAATGATATGTTAATCATATCAGAAGGAATAGAAGGCGTACCGTTGCAAAGTTTAATTATTAATAAAATGCGACAACTTATACGTGTTATCGCAGTTAAATCTCCACGTGCTGGTAATAACGATATGTTAGAAGATGTGTGTGCAGTTGTCGGAGCGACACTTGTTGGTGGTCCTGAAGTTAAGTTCGAAGATTTAAAAGCAGAACATCTTGGTAAAGCGAAACGTATTGTAGTCACAAAAGATAAAACTATAATCGTTGGTACTGGTCTATATAAAGAAAGAGTTGATGAAAGACTTGCGATACTAACCAGTAAATTAGAAAGAGAAAAGAGTGAATATGAAAAGAAACTTATCCAAGACCGTATAGCTAAATTAACTGGTGGTGTTGGGAGTATTTATGTTGGCGGTGCCACTGCAATGGAAATCAAAGATAAGAAATCTAAAATCATTGATGCTGTATCCGCAGTTAAATCAGCATTGAATGGTGGAGTAGTCGCTGGCGGTGGAGTCGCATTGTTGAACGCTTCAAGTGTTTTAAGTGATAAAATAGAAGGAGAAAATATTCTAAAAAAAGCAATTGAAAAACCATTCTACCAGATACTAGAAAATTCTGATTTAGTACTAAAAGATAATTTATCGCCAAACGAAGGATACGATGCAGAAACTGGAGAAAAATGTGATATGATAAATGCAGGTATAATTGATCCCGCAAATGTTGTAAAGGCATCTGTAAGAAATGCGGTATCAAGTGCGTTGATGATTGCAAATCTTGGGGGAGCCATAACGTTGGTTAGAGAAAAAGAAGACAAAGAAGATAAAGAAGAATAATATGATACAGAGGGTTTATTGTCTAAACTGTGCAATTGAAAATAAACTGGAAAACAATCCCAGGGTTTTGGTTATGTCGACAGATTCTAGAGAAAAATTAACGTGGTGTAGAGATTGCGACAAAAAAATCGGCAACTCAAGTGAGTTAAATGAATTAGGTGGGATATATCATATTGCAAGACATAAAATAAATGATTCAATATATAAAAGAAGTAAATCTTCTTCGATAGAAGAACTGCATATGAGATTAATGCAGAATAAATTAAATGGAAATTCATTAGATTGTCTTATTAACATAATTAGACAAAAATATTATAGCGATAGTTATGTAGAAAAATCATTCTATAAACTAGTGTCTAAAGATGATTATTATTCTACCCAGAAGAATATGGTAAATGAATTAGTAGATATATCTCACGCTAATTGGAGTTGTGAACCAAGAAAATGGTCGTCTATTCCAAAGGAATATATAGCTGATATTATAGTGGATAGTATGTGTGGACCAATTATTGACCAAAACGAGTCTCTAACTGCTCATTTTGACCCCCAGAAAACCGCATAAAACCTAGTTAAATTTATCCGTATACGGGGGGGGGTGGTATATTGCTATGTCTTTGGGAAATCTATACGGAAGAGTTATAAAATACACGCTTAAAATATGACAGAAAAAACACTAAAAAATGAGATAACTGAGGTCATCGAAATCACCAGCGGAGGTCGACACGCTTGGGTTAAAATGATGGTAGGTGGCGAAGAAGTTATTGTTAGAAAGGAACTGAAATATGTTCCCAAAGAAATATTAAATAAATACGACATTGAAAAAGAAATTATTAAAGAAGAAAAAGTTAGTTAAAAAAATAGTTAAAAAAGTAACTAAGAAAAATAAGAAGACTAAGAAGGCTAGTAAGTTTATTAACCTTCTTAGTCGCAGTTTTTGCTGCAAAGAAGATAAAAATTTATTAGATGAATTTCTAATAAAGATATGGAACCCATATGACATGCAGTCTATGAGGTCAGAGGGCGATGGTATATACTTTACTCTTAAGCCTGGTGTATGCGTAAATCATCCTTGGGTAAAATAATAATATGGAAATATTTATAACATTAATAGTAGCGGGACTATTTATATTGTTAGGGTATGCATTGGCATATTGTGTAGACTCGTGCTATACAAAAAGTAAGAAAGTAGAATTCAAGGTAATCGATCGTGGAGTTAAGTGTGATGAATGTAAACATTATCTGGATAAATGGGACGCACAAGTTGTTCCGTTTGAAACAGAATCTTCACGAGGAGAAAACTATTATTGTCCAACACATAGAAGAAAATACGACTATGTTAAGTGGGGATGGATGGATTGTCCTGGAATAACATGTGATCTTTATAAAAGAAATCACGGTCATAGTGCCAAGACATTCATGAAGAAAGGTTACGACTACGAAGTCAAGGAAAGTGGAGACCCAATAAGACGAAAATAATATGACAACTACAGCCGAAGCATCTAAACTAGACAAGGAGTTAAAACAATTAACGTCAGTCTATTCTTCAACGAGAGTTAAGATTGGTTTTGAGATGGGTGCTCGGCTGAAGGAAGTCTATGAAAATAAAACTTATTTAAAGTTGGACGAACAATCATATCCTTCTTTCGCTAGGTACCTAGAGTCAGTAGGGATAATGTACAGGAACGCAATGGAGTTAATGTCATTACATGATTGTTATATTATATTAGCAGAAATACCAATTGATAAATTATCCGAGATCTCGTATTATAGACTAGTTAGTATTAAACCCATACTGTTCGGTAAGAAGGATGGGAAATACTCTTTAAAGAAAACAAAGAAGGAAGTTATGGAATGGCTAGGAGATGCCAAGAGTGACTTAACCACAGAAGATTTTAAACAACACATGGCAGAAGAAAAGGTAGAAGAACATGACCACAAATGGACAGAGGTCACGACTAGAAAATGTGAAATTTGTAAGTTAAAAGAACTCATCAAAATAAAAAAGTAAAACAACATGGAAGAACAAGGATCCGTCACAAACATAGCTCACATACTGACGGGGAGTGGAAAGATAACGCCATATGAGGAATATGAAAAAGCTCTCTACAGTTATAAGACTAATGATAAAGCTAAAGAGGCTTTAATATTTCTCCGTAAAACCCGTGGATTAAAGTTAGAAACTTTACAAAATTTTCATATTGGATATAACGAAAGGATGCATGAAGTAGCCATGCCGATATTCAAGGATAGCGAACTCATTGATTATAAGTTCCGTAAAATATCTGAGAAGGGTTTCCGAAGAGTCTCTGGTGGTGCAACGTGGGCATTTAACGATAAAGCATTTGAAACGTCCAAAGAGGACGGTTATATTGTTATAACCGAAGGAGAGATAGATTGTATGACGGTCTATCAATATGGCATAAAATCAGTTGTATCTGTGACTAGTGGGGCAACTGGTTCTACACCATGGATAGATAGGGTACCACCAGAAATAAAGATTTATATTAACTTTGATTCTGACGAGGTAGGCCAGGAAGCTGCATATAAACTAGCAAGTAAGATAGGATTGGAAAGATGTTACAACGTAGCGCTACCAACAAAGGACGCTAATGAGTTCTTAACAACCGGACACACAGCGGAAGACTATAAACATATCCTGAAGAATTCACCCAGGTTCAATCTTAAAGATATATACATGGTAGTTGATGTTATAGATCAACTATCCAAACATAGACTAAGAAGGGTACCGGTTTTTTTAGAAAGGCTAACAGATGAAATGAACGGGGGGATACCAAATCAATCACTCGTTACAATTTCGGGGAAAACAGGCGAGGGGAAGTCGTCGTTTCTGCTTAACCTATTAGTTGGTCATGCCAATGCGGGAAAACCAGTAATGCTTATTAGCCTTGAAAATGATTTATATTTTACAGTTCAAAGAATACTTGAAATAAAATATAAGAAACCATATACGTTATTTACGGCAGACGACTGGATTAAAATTAAAGATGAGATGATGGACTACCCGTTTTATATAGATACTTCGATGGAATCCTATACTCTTGCAAGAATATCAGAAATATTGAGACAGTCAAAGAGGTTATACGGAGTTGAGTTCTTTGGGTTCGACCATATAGGTTTCTTGCCAACACGGGATGAGCATAAAGAAATATCACAAATGGTAAGGGGATTTAAGATGATGGCTCGTGAACATGATATGGTTATATACATGATATCACACGTAAGAAGGTCTAAGGATTCAAACAATGTAGTAACAACAGATGATTTAAAGGGCGCTTCTAGTATAGGCCAGGACTCAGATATAGTTCTAGTTGTGTACAGTACAAAAGAAGGATCTTATATATCAATTGATAAAGCTAGAATGTCACAGAGTAAAAGAAATATACCGATTATATTCGATGGATCATCAGGAGTTATGGAAGATGATAGGTCAAGATCTGTTAGGCACTATGATGAAGAAGTGCCAGACACTATACCACATGATAACGAATTTGCAAAAGCAGCGGGCCAAGGACAATGATCTAATTGAGATTGTTATCGGACTTGAGATCCCATACGTTAAGGGTTCAGACCATATCAAGATTAGATGTATAAACCACGATGAACGGTCACCGTCATTGGCTATTTATAGTGACCACGCTTTCTGTTTTGGATGTAATTATAGAACAGATGCAATAGGGTTTGTGCAGAAATTTCTGAACGTAACGTTTAAAGATGCGGTAGAAGTATTAAATAAATATCATGAAGAAACAAGAAGATAAATTATCGGTAGTGTGTAATCATCTGATTATTAATCCACACCAGAACGCAGTCCTTATTGATAAAGTAAACATGAAGGGTACAGAATACGCACCAATGATGGTCGATATATACGTATGTGCTATATGCTTAGAGAACGGATCACCAAAAGATTCGAAAGATATGTTAAATAATTTTTGTGGCGTCGAAGGAGATAGTTTAATTAAACAATTTATATTACCAAATTAATGAATATAGAAACATTTTTAGAGGAAATTAAGAAGGAGACTGAGTTTATCGGGGTTATCGATACCTTAGATAAAATTAAGAAAGTAGACGTGATACCGTTCGGGATAAGAAGCCTTGACACAATCACGGGTATAGGTGGCGTTCCTAGGGGCATGATATCAGAATTATATGGGGCTGAGTCAACCACGAAGACATCACTATCGTTATTGTTAGTCGCCAATGCACAAAAGGCTGGTATTAAATGTGCATTTGTAGATCTTGAAAATGCATTAACCAAT